GGGTCAAGCTCAACATCTACCATACCGTCACCTAACATTGTGCGGCAGTAATTGTATACTTGTTGACGTACTTCTTGTGGATTGTCTGACATTTGAATCTCCCGTTATATTTATACGCTAAATATTATACTATGCCACGTTTATCACTTTACAAGCCCGAAAAAGGCAACGATTACAAGTTCTTAGATCGCAGCATATCTGAAATGTTTCAGGTAGGCGGTACTGATGTGTATTTTCACAAATATCTAGGTCCTAAAAATCCATTAACTGGAGAGTCAACTATTGACAAACCTAACTACGATGTTATCAAAGAAACTAATATTCAAGATTTACTATTCTTAGAAAATCGTGATAGAAAATATGACAGCTCAATTTATAGAATTCGTGGCATTTATAACGTACAAGATCTTGATTTTAATCTAAGTCAATTTGGTTTATTTTTAGATCAGGATACAGTTTTTATGACTGTACACATTAACGACACAGTAAGTACTGTGGGGCGTAAACCCCTAAGCGGTGATGTATTAGAATTACCTCACTTAAAAGACGAGTTTGCACTTAACGATGCAGATGTTGCACTTCCTAGATATTTTGTAATTGAAGATGTTGGACGAGCTGCTGAAGGTTTTAGCAGAGACTGGTATCCACATCTATATAGATTGAAGTTAAAGAAACTAGTTGCTGGTCAACAGTTTGCAGATATTTTAAACAAACCTACAGATGAAGATGCAAATTTTGTTGGTGATTATTCTGCTAGTGCAACATACACAGCTGGTCAAATTATTAGATATCAAGGTACATTGTATACTGTAACCGCAACCACTACAGGAAATACCCCGCCTAACACTAGTTATTTTTCACCGTACGGCGGGCAAAGTATACAAGGTATTCTCAGCACACAGTCTAAAAATCTTGAAATCAACGATGCTATCATTGCACAAGCAGAAGCAGATGCTCCTAAAAGTGGATATGAAACTCAGCAGTTCTACACACTAGCAGTTGACGAAGCTGGTAAGCCTGCACTTAGAACTGCAGATGAAACAGATTTGTTTAGTGATAACACTAGTTTAGATGCTAGTAGAATAGCTGATCGTCCAAAGCGTACTGGTTATATGGGCTATCTAGTAGGCGATGGCGTACCTGACAATGGAGTTGCAGATTTTGGATTTGGGTTATCCTTCCCCGGTGGTGCAACTGATGGAGATTATTTCTTACGTACAGATTATGTGCCAAACAGACTGTTTAGATACAACGGATCTATGTGGGTCAAACGTGAGGATTCTGTGAGACACACATTAACTAATACTGACGCTAGACAAACTCTTAAAACTGGTTTTATTAACAATACTAATAGTGCGGTTATTGATGGAGACACAGTTGAAGAACGTCAACCACTATCTAAAGCACTTAAACCTAGGGCAGATTTCTAATGCAATATTTTTATGACGGACAGATAAGACGATATCTTACACAAATTATTAGACTACTTAGTAATTTTGTAGTTAGGTATGGTGACGGTACACTGGTTAGAGTTCCAGTTATGTACGGTGATGTTGACCGACAGGCAGCAAGTATCATTAATCAAAATAGTGAAAACACCTTACCAGCAACGCCAAAAATTGCAGTATATGTTACAGACTTTGATCTAGCAAGAGATAGATTAGGCGATGCTACGTATGTTGGTAAAATGCATTTTAGAGAACGTGCAGTAGATGAAGAAACTGGCATGTATACTAATGAGCAAGGTAGAAACTATACTGTAGAAAGACTCATGCCTACACCGTTTACATTAACTGTTAAGGTTGATATTTGGTCTGCTAACACTGAACAGAAGTTACAAATACTTGAGCAAATTCTTGTATTGTTTAACCCCAGTTTGGAAATACAAACTACCGACAACTATGTTGACTGGACTAGTTTAAGTGTTGTTGAACTAGGCGATGTTGTGTTTAGTTCCCGAACTATACCAACAGGTACAAACAGTGCCATTGATGTAGCATCGTTAACATTAACTACCCCTGTTTGGATTAGCCCTCCAGTTAAAGTTAAGAAGTTAGGCATTGTTACTAATATTATTAATAACATATTTGGGTCTATAGATCCTGGCGCAACAGATTATATCGATGGGTTAGGTGTCGATCCTAACGTGGGAGTTCGTAGTCCTTCTAATTTCCTTACAGAAGAAATAGTAACTGTGGGTAATTATGATATTTTTGTTGAAGCCAATACTGCTAGATTAATTAACAATGAAACAGGAGCTAGTACATATCTATCATGGAAGATGGTTACTGATCAATATCCGGGAACATTTACTCCTGGATTAAGTAAAATTTATCTTATTCAGGCAGATGCAACTGAAGTTGTAGGCACACTAAGTATCCATCCGCAAGATGATACTGTAATGGTAGCTACATGGGACACTGACACATTCCCGTCAAATAACTATATTGACAGTGCTGGTAATATTGAAGACATTGACGTTGGTTATAGCTCTGCAACTGGAAGAGGGACTTTTGATGCTGTGATTGATCCTAGCGCATTTAACCCAAAACGTCCCAATAAAGAAACAACTGATCAACCTATTACAGCAGGTATACGATATCTCATAATTGAAAGTATAGGCGGCTGGGCTCGAGAAACTTTTATTTCTTCATCTAAAATAAAGAGTATTAATACAGGAGTTGAGTTTGATCGAGTATATGATTGTCAAGTATTAGTTGACGGAGTAGAAGTTGGATTGTCTACTCCTATAAATCGAGATGGGTATTACGTTATTGTACTGAATAATATTGTACAAGTGGGCAGTAAAATAACATACATACTAACTTTTAACGAAGAAGGGCCGACGGCCTGGAAGAACACAGACGGTAGTGATTTTATTGCAGCAGCCAATGATATTATAGAATGGAAAAATAATCAATGGAATGTAATATTTTCTTCGTATGATCACAATGACATAATTATATATCAAACAAACTTTTATACCACTGCACAGTACAAATGGAACGGTGTAGAATGGGTTAAATCATTTGAAGGCGAATATAAGAGGGGTCAATGGAGAATATCAATGTAACAGAAATCGACTGTTCTGGGGCACTCATTTGTGCTAGGAACACGCAGAGATTTCTACTACTACAAAAAAATGAAGGCAGACACAGCGGACGCTGGGTATTAGTAGGCGGTACTAATCACACAGGAGAGTCTGCATGGCAAGGTCTTAAAAGAGAAATTGAAGAAGAAGTTGGATTTCTTCCAGAAATTAAAAAGACAATACCATTAGAACGGTTTGTTAGCAATGACAGCTTGTTTAACTTCCATACATATTTCTGTGTAGTTGAAGCAGAGTTTGTGCCAACCCTTAGCCAAGAACACTCAGCATGGGGTTGGTTTGATTTAAATAATCTACCTAAGCCAGTACACAAAGGTCTTGATCTAAGTTTGCGTAACAAAATTATTCAAACTAAAATACAAACAGTAATTGATATTATAGATAGCTTATAAGGAACTCTCATGCTTAATTTAGAAAAAAGTGAAAATTTTCAAAAAGAATATAATGAATTTAATGAAAGAATTTCTGCTGTTTCTAACGAATCAGTAAGATTAGAACTGCAGGGTATGCTACAAAACTTGTTAAAAGAAGTCAAGTACATTGACCAACAACATCAAGATCTAAGTTTAAACAATCGATTGCCGTCAGGTGCAATTGATACTAGACAAAATATTATATTGATTAGAAAAAATTTAATGAATAAACTTAGAGACTGGAAAGAAATCCAGATTTAATTAATGATAAATTTTTTTAATTAAATAGAACAAAGGTATTATAACATGCAAAATTTAACAAACAAATCAAGATTTAAAATAGATCGAACTAATTTAAAACAAGATTATGAAGATTTTATAGGAACTTACACTGGATTTTTTCCAGAAAGTTACTGTAACGAAGTGATTCAATTTTTTAACTTTTGTGAAGAATTTACTCCTATTGTTAAAAAACGACACGATGACTATGTTACAGACAGTAACATGTTTATGACTAGTTTTCATCAAGTTGGGGATTTACAATTAAACAGAGCTCTACAAGATTATACAGATCATTTTTATGAAATGTTGGATTTCTGTATTAAACAGTATATGGATCGATATAGGATTCTCCAGGGGCTTGACGGGTATGCTGTCTTCGATATGAAATTTCAAAAGACTCGTCCCGGAGAGGGCTTTCATGCATTTCATTATGAAAATGCTAGACGACAAGTTGTTACTAGGAAACTAGTTGGAATGTTGTATCTTAATGATATTGAAGAAGGCGGAGAAACAGAATTTTTATATTATCCAAAAAGGATTAAAGCTCAGCAAGGTAAATTAATTATTTGGCCTTGCGAGTTTACACATGCTCATAGAGGTAACACTCCTTTAAAAGAAACCAAATATGCTGTTACTACCTGGGTAGAGGCGTTAAACCAAAGTTAATTTAGATTCTGGACGAGTCTTAAACATAATACTCATTCGTATAGTATCACAATATGCACTTACTGGTCTAACTCCATGCCAGCAATTGCCGGGAATTAACAAACAAGAATTAAATTTAGGCAAATAGGATCCAACTATTTGCCTTTTTTCACGATCCCATATTATAGTTTCCCCGGCATAATCAACAGTCCACGTTTTATTAACATAGACAATTAAAGTTTTAGCACCTGGTAATGTATCATCAGTATGTAGTCTTTGATCTATACCGGCGGTAATGGCGTTTGCATAACATCTAACAAGCCTATCATCTTCTTGAAAATATTTTTCTTTAACATTATTCCATACAGTTTTAACAACGCCTGTTAATTCATGTTCACAGTCAAAATTTTGATCTTTGCTGTTTGTTTTTCCGCCAAAAATTATAGTCCAGTGAGGAATACTTCGAGCAGTAAGATCGTTTAATGATTTATGCCCCCATGTCCAAGAAGAATTTAATAAAAATGTTTCTAGTTCAGCAGAAGTTTCTTCGCTATCAATATTTTCGTAGTATTCGATCATGTAGATGTTTTAGGATTATTAAAAAACCAGAAAGCCTGTGTTTGCCAGGTGTTAGTAAATGGAGTTCTCCAATGTAACAATTCTGTTCCTTTATATAGTAGAACATCGCCTTGGTCTAAAGATAATTTGATTATTTGTTGTTCTTTATTACTGTATAAGAACAACGGCCAAACGTCGCCTGAATAATAGTCAAGAGTTACTGAAAAATTATATTTGCAGTTGCTCTTGTCTTTATGTGGCAATAGTATTTCGTCTTTGAAATAAATTCTACTGTAATTGAATTGATATTCAACCGGAGCAACTAAAATAGATTCTAATTTTTCTTGTAGACGTTGAGTGTATTTGTCTTGTAGTGCGTCAGAAAAAGCTGGGCTTTTTAAACATTGGTTGTCGTACTTATAATTATTATTTTTAAATTCCGACCATAATGTCTCTGACATTTCTTTACATTCTTCTTTAGTAAAGACCTGATTTAAAACAACATATTCCCATGTCATATAAATTAATTATAGACCAAGTGCTTCTCTAAAATGTTGAGTCATCTGCCCTACTATGGTTTGAGCTTGTCCTGCGTTAACAATTGTGCCGCTGGGACTACTACACAGCACTCTAGCAATTATACAATTAAAGCTAGTTGTTTGATAAGTGTGATTATCATTATCTGGACTTCCAGGAGCATCTTGATTGTTAACTGCATTAATAGAAGATCCTAACGTAGAATGTCCTATAGTTACATACAGATAATTTACACTAGGGTCGCCGGCATTGTAACTTAAATTCCCAATCCAAGAGTGTACTATACAACCATTAACTGTTTGCACATTGTAAACCTGCTGATTAGTTCTACTTCCGCCGCCGTCTGCACCAAGATTTCCGTTACTGTTCCACCCATAAGTTCTGTTTGCGCGGCCCGACGTTGCAAGTGCAAATAATGGGTAAGTGTAACCACCTGCGCCCCAGCGTAGATTTCCTCCAGTAGAGTTGCCATTATTAAAATCTAAGCAACCGCCTGCAACCTGACTGCCGTTTTCTAGTAAAGAAATGCAGTGTCCGCCGTCATACATGTCACCACCACCGTCGCTGATCTGACTCGGAGAAGCATCTAATGACCAAGAATAGAAATTGCTGTTTCGATAGTTGGTTTGACGTGCAACCATGTAATTTCTTAAGTTTTGGAATGTTGTAGTGTTTATTAAATCAATAGGTGCAGTGACAGCTTGCGCAAAACTTTGATCTACTGTTGCAGTTGCTGAGCCACTAGTCACTGTTGCACGAATAGTCCAGTTATAAGTAGTGGCGCCGCCGCTGATTGTACCAGTGTGTGAACCATTGCTGGCAACTGATGTGCCTGACGGGACGCTACCTGATACTACTGTATACGCAATTGATCCTGAACTAGCCGATGCAACATATGTTCGAGTAGTAAATGTATTACCAACGAGCTGCGACGGAAATGTCTGACTAGCAGGGGAACTCCATGAGATGGTAACAGCATTGATTGTTATAGATAGAGCAGCATCGGCGGTTAACCCTGCATTATTAGTTGCCCTAAGTGTAAAATTACTTGTAGTATTTGACGATACCGCACTAAATCCAGAAATAATTCCGCTTGTTCCGTTTAAACTTGCCCCAGCTGGCAATGATCCAGTAACTAAGCTATATGAAACACTTGTTGCTCCGGGGCCAGCACTAGCACTAACTGTAATAGTATTGCCTGCTGCTCGTTGCGCATCGGTTAATGTTCCTAAACTACCAGATGATATCCACGACGGTGGTGCTGCGCCGCCGCCTCGACCAAATCCTTGCGAACCACTTATTGA